CTATTTGCTGTTCTTGCACTTTAACATCTTTTATTTTATTTAGTTTTTGCATTTTTTTGCTCCTTTTCTTAATTATCGTCTATCATAACTTGTGCTTGTTGTACACCAGTCTTCGCAAGGCTAACTCCAGCACGTAATTTTGCTAAATCTTCGTTTTGATCCATTTTTTCTTCAGCTAATTCTCTAGCTTGCATTAATTTTGCTCTATTTAAGTCTTGATTTGCTTGATCAGAGTCTTTTTTACGTTGATTTTCCATTGCTCGAAGGTCAACTTCACGTGATTTTAGTTTTAAAAGAGGATCTGCATCAAATTGTGATGTAATTTCTTTTTCTTCCTTAGCAAAATCACCTGTTAACTCTGCAATCAATACAGATTTTCTAGCTTCTATGTCTTGGGATATTTTTTGTAACTGTTGTTGAGCTTGTGGGTCCTGTTGAGCCATCATTTGTAGCTGTTGTGCTTGTTGTAAAACATCTACAAACTCTAATTCTACCTGTTCTTGCGCCATTAAACTTATATGCTCTAAAATATTTTTTTGCATAGCAGCCATAATTGGTGGGTTATTTCTAACCATGTTTGTTGACATAAAATTTAAGTGAGCTGTAACATGTGCTCTATGATCTTGACCTCTAAATGCTTGAAAAGGTTTACCACCCAAAGCATTTATGTGCTCTAACGCAGGATCCATTGGTTGCATTGGAGCTGGTGGAGGCAAAACCGCATCAATATTTTTTATACCAAGCGCTTCATACATTTGCCTATACGCAAAATATAAATTATGTATTTGTGGATTTGATGTTGCAAGTTGTAATTCTGTTTGTGCTATTGTAATTCTTTGTGCCATTGAAAAAATATTTGGATCTGCAACAGGTAAAATATCTACTCTTTCGTCAAAATCTGCTTTTTTAATTTCTCTTGTAGCACCCACAACATCATAAGGGTAAACGGGTGGTAAATAAGTTTTAAATACTTTTGAAAGTAATTTAAATTCTGTTCTCATTGCAGAATATAATCTTTTGTGTATTGCAGACATAACTCTTGAGCCACGTTCTAATAATGCAACCGTTGTACCCACAGCTGCTGCTTGATTGCCATCACCGACACTCATATCAGATATAGCAGCAAATCTTTGTCCTGCACCAACCACAACACCCATTAATTGTAATAATGTTGGTGATGGTTCTTTATAAGGCAAAGGCATAAACGCATCTCTTAAATTACCACCTGGTGCATCTACATCTTTAAACTCACCTGGTTGTATGGGAGAAGCCTCGTCCCTAACTCTAACGCCTCTTTGTTTAAACCCTGCTGGCAAATTTGATAACGTGCCTGCATCTAATAATTGACGGAGAGCAGCCGTTGCGGTTCTGCTCAATCCGCCAATCATGTGAATTAATCCAAAGCCATAAAACCCTAAACCCGGTAAGAATTTAAAATGGACAAAATAATGGATTTTATTTCTCTTTGGATCAGTTGGTTCATAATTACGTCTAACAGATAAAACTTTTTGGCTAGTTTCTTCTACTGTAACTATGTAAGGTAATTTAATTCCTGTTGGATTTAATTCGTCATCTTTATCTTCAAAACCCTCTAAGTCTAAATTAATATGGCACTCTAACAGGGTATAAATATCTTCTTGTTTTCCAGTTTTTTTAGTTCCAGAAATTTCTCGTTCTTTTTTTGTTAACTCATCATTTTGAGTCACACTTGGCGGTCCAAGTTCTACATCAGAATAAAATCCGTTAACTTGTTGTTTTCTTAAATCGTTTTCAGATATTTTTATTGTATGTATAATTGATTCTGCATCGTCTAATGAGGTAGCCGTATACGGAACAATTAAATCTTCAGCAGGTATAAATTTACTCACCGCTCTTCCCAACAGATCGTCGTAATAAACTTTTTTAAATGTGGAGCCAGCAAGTGGTAAATGAAATAACATTTGATCAAACTCTGGTTCATACTCCTCCATCTTCTCCATTAATTCATAGTTCATATAATCTTTTACACGTTGTGATTGTGCTTCTTTAGCTGGATCAGGTTTACCAACTATTTGTGTTCTGACTGGTCCCTCTGCTGGTAATAATTCCTTATAAGCTCCAGCTTGAAACTGTGTTACTGCTTCTGCAAGAACAGGGTGTGTTGCACCGCTTGCTCCTTGAAAAGGTTCTGTTCTGTTTTCGTATTTAAATCCTAAAAGATCTAAACCTTGTATATAAGATTGCTCCCAGTCTTTTCTTGATGTTTTATATTCTTTGTAATTTCCAACTAATTCTAAACCAATTGGTTTTAAAACTTCTTCTGGTAATAATTCTGCTAAATTATCAAAGTGTCCTGGTTGACCTTCTATGTTTACTTTACTAGGATCAAAATTTACTTCAACACTTCCGTCTTCATTAGGTGTGACCTCGACTCCAGGATCTTGGGCCTCTATGGCTTTTTCCTGTTCAATTTGAATTTCTTCTTGAGGATCAACCTCTATTGATGTTTTTACGTTTGGTAACGACTTGTCTATATCTGCCATTTATATTCTCCGGAGGTATTGTTTTAACCTGTTTTAAGGGAACATTCAACCCCTGTGGATTAGGCCCGCTTTTAGGGGGCACTGTTCTAGTTAGTCTTTTGATCATTTATTTTTGTTTCTTTTTATCATATCTAAAAGTGTATACGCATCACTCTCATCTATTGGATTTGCCGTATCCGGCCCAGTTGCGGTTTCATCTAATTCTATCTCGTTATAATATTTAAAATTCTCTGATGCCTCGCTCTTTTGTTTTTTAGTAAGACCTAATCCTAATTCCTCTAGTGCCTCAACCACAGCGTCTGCCTCTTCTTTAATATCTAAATTTACAGAAGAGTCAAAACTTGTGTCTTCAGGTCCCATGCTATCAACGTCAACTGACTTGTACTCAAACTCTGGCGCCTCAACCTCTACACCATATTTTTCTACAGATTGTGGAAACTCCGGATCAGACAAGAAATTTTGTTTTCCTGATTGACCAGGTCTATAAGTTATGGTTACTGGAAGATCCATATCATAATAATTTGTTGTCCAATCTAATGTAATTTCACCATTTGTATCATTTTTACTCATCAATACTTTTTTCTTACCTAGTTTTGTATCAAGAGTCATTTCAAAAAAATCTGGCTCTATACCTTTTATATCTCCTCTAGATTTTAAAAGACCTTTTCTTTCAATAGCGTATACCGCATCTTTAAACCATGCAGGCATGCCTTGAACAGTGTTATCCATAATAGGTGCTGTTCTTACAACTTTTGCTGCTTTTGGTGCTATGTCCGTAAGACCAAGCATCTTAGCCATAACAACCGTTGCACCTGCACCTGTTGACTGTAAAAATTCTCTTCGAGTCATACCTTTCTCACTTAAAACTTTGTTAACTTCTTTCTCTAATATTTTTTGTGTAACTTTATCGTTTGGTAAATTTCTAGCTTTTGCAAATGAGTTTATTAATTTAAGACCAGGAAATATAGGAGCAGTGACCTCGGCTCCAAGACCAATAGTCTCTGCAAAAACTTTAGGACCAATAGTAGAACCTCTTTCAATTTGTTTTTGCTCCTCTGTTTTAATTAATTTATCAAGACCAATTTTTTTCTCTAGTGTTGTTGGTATTATGTTTTTTAAAAATTCTGAAAATATTCCTGTGCCTTTAATATTAGATGGCAGGGCATCGGTATAATCCTGAACATAATTATTACCAGTGCCTGTAATTTTAAATGCTGGTTTTTGTATGAGATCAGATATTAGTTTTCCTGTTGCGGGTAATATTCTTGTTGCGAACTCACCAATACGAACACCAGATCTAGCTAACACATCTGCATAGTATGGATAGTTTCTAGGATCAATAATATCATTTAACATTGTTATTGGATTCATAGTTTCTTTATAAGTTTGCATCTTAGGTAACTCTGCATCTGGGTTTGTAAAAAAATATTCTAGCTCTGCTGCAAAGTTTTCATCAGCTCCTGCTGCACCACCATTGCTAAATCCTGCACGGCCACCGTTTGCAAAATCATAAAGAGGGGCTGCAGTAGTTTCATCTAAATCAGGAACAGTCATTACCTCATCCATTTGTTTTAATCTTTCTTCCATAACATCATCATCTTTTGATACTGGTGTAGACTCAACAGAGGCTTTAGCAATTTCTGTTAATAGATTACCATTTGATTTTATAAATTCATCCACTGTTAAACTTCCATCAGTTACAGCTATGATAGCATCACCTATTCTTCTTGCTGCGTCTTTATTTTTTGTAAACCAATTAGCTGCACCTAACGCTGCCTCTGCAGAGGGAACACCCATTACATTAGTAAAAAAATTATAATCTAAAACTGCAGCTGCAGTTGAAGGACCTACTCTTAATCCTTTGAGAGGTATTGAATTATATATATCCTGTAAACCGTCTCTCATTTTTTTAAATACTATTGCTTTTTTAGAAAAGTCAGATCTTTTAAGTGGTTTGTCTATTAATTTTTGTTCTATTAATTTTAAATCAGTTCCCATGTTAGACATATAAAAACCAAATTTTTTATTCATTTTTTGTAATTCAACAGCAGCTTCTTTGGTTATTTTTTTTCTGTTTTTTAAATCTATTTTATCTGTAATGTTTCCAAATTCAAAAATAGGTGTTTTAACTTTATTTGCTTTTGAAAAAGATTTAGAATATTTATTGTAAGCTTTAATTGCAGGATGATCTTTTTTATTAATAACTTTTCCTATATCTTTTGATGTTAATCCATAATTAAATCTTTTTGATTTTTCTACATCAGAAGCAGTGATTGTATATTTATTTTTACCTGTGTCTAAATTTGTAACAACAGGGTATGCTTGAATTAATTTAAGATCTAATTCTATTTTTGCTTGATTTGTTTTTTTATTAAACAAATTAGAAAATCTAGTTAGTATTGGTAAACCATTTTTAAGAGCAGTGGTTAACCCAGGTCCTTCATCAATTACAAAAAGATTTTTTGCTCCAACAGCATCTGCTTGTAAATTAACTAAATTATTTATATCTTTTCTTATTTGTAGATGAGTTCCACGTTTATCCCCGAAAAAAATATCTTGTTCAGCAAATTTTGTGTTTCGAATATCTCCTTCTTTTATAATTCCATAAATAGGATGTTGAGAAGATTCTAAAACTTTTTTTATAGCCTCTTTATTTTTAATTTTATATTTAGTATTTTTATCATAACTAGGTCTTGTATCTTGTAAATATTCTAAAAGATTATAAGAACGTATTCCTGCTCGTTCCATTAAATTAGATTTTGCTCTTGGAGGAAGATCATTATATTTTTTAGGACCACCTGCTAATTCTACAGCCATTCTTTCTAAACTTCCTGACGGGCTTTTATCATAAATTTTTGCAATTTTTTCTATTTCTAAATCAGTGTTTTTTATTTTAGCCTCTGTATACGCTTCATGAGCTTTACTTTGACCCACCCTTTTTTGTACCTCATTATTTTTTAAAAGTTGAGTTAAAACTATTGTTCCATACTTACTTGGAGTGCCTATACCAAGTTTATTATTAGGATCTATTTGTTTTAAAATATCAGGACCGCCATACCCCTCGTTATATTTTTGAATAAATTTTTGTTTTAATTCTGGATTGTCTAATACTAATTGTCCTTTAGTTCCTAAAAAGTCATAAGTTTTACGAGACTGAGGATCTTTTAAGAAATTAATCGTTTCCTTATTCAAGTTTGTTATGTCATATAAAAGATCACGAGCACCACCTTTATTAATTGTAGAACCAATAACCGGTTTACCAGTAATATTTATTAACTTATTATAAACACCTTTGTTATCATATTTTTGTCTAAAAAAAGTTTCTCTTTTTATAGGAAGTTTTAATCTTTCTAATAATTCTGTTTCTGTAATATAATTTTTTCTTA